CCACTCACAATGTATTACCCTTACTCCTGATACATCAAAATAATCATCTCTAAAGGTAAATTCTGAATTAACTACAGCACCCTCTTGAAAGTTACTATATACATCATCAATTTGTTTTTCAGTAAGCTCATCTCCAAAATGACTTATAATTTGTGAAGGAGTTAAATACATTTCATAACAAGCCCATTCACCTTCTTCTATATAATGGTTATCTTGATTTCTGTCATAATCAAACCTTAAAGGGTTTATTACCTTTACCATTGGTTTACCATTTATCTCACCAACCCAAAATATTTCTTTACCACTAATAAGACCATGTTTCCAGGCTCTATTGAATTTCTCTCTGATATTTTGTTCTTCCATCAAATATTCTAATATCTGATGAGATAATATTTCTGCTGGGTCTTGATGCTCTCTTTCCATATACAAACCAACTTCAGGAGGAGTTCTTGTTTTCATCTCCTCTTCTATCTGTTGTTGCATTTGTTGTTTCTCTTCTTCAGTGAGTTCTCTACCTTGAGCTTGTTGCATCTGTTCAAGCTCTAATTGTTGCCTTATAGGAGCTGTAATACTATTTATTACAAACTGCTTAATTTGTTCAAATTCCTCTTGTTCTCTTCTTGTAGTAGCTTCTTCATTTACAGCAACTACCTTCCAAGAGAAAGGTCTTCTCATCTCCATACCTAACATAGCTTTTATCTTTCCAGATAAAATATCTTTGTTAGTAAAGTCTAATGGCAGTTTTCCTACTTCAGCTCCATAAGGTTGGCATACATACTCAAAGTCTTTTGCATTAATCCTATTATTAAATAAATCATAGTTAATCTTCATTTTTCTCCATTCAGAAATAATGCCATCTTGACCATCAAATCTTGATGAAGAAAAAGAAGACCTATCATATAAATCTATCTGTTCTTTGAACCATGCAAAATCATTAGCCTCTTTTTGAGACCTTGATAATCTCTTTTTGTCCATAGTTATCTTTTTCTATAAAAACCTTTTAATACTTCAAAAACTTCTGCTATTCTATCTTTTCTATCCTCATCATAAACCTTGTCAAGTTGTTCTTCCTGTCTTTGAAACATTACTTGCATAATTGCCATGACTCTGTCAGTATTTACCTTTCTATTATAAGCTATTAACTCTTCTAACAATCCTATGTCATATATAGAATCTATTGTAGTTATTGGACTACCATTTTCATCATATTCTTGTACTTCAAGTAACCAATCCTTTATATATTTCTCTCCAGCATCTTTCATCTTTTCATTCATGTGACAACCATATACACGAGCTACCTTTGAGTTCTTTATGTTATTAGAAATTACCCTATCAGGTTGTAAGGCTAATAAATCAAGCCTATTCATTCTCCTAAAGTAGTTCTTTACGTGAGTTACCTCATTCTCAAACATAACCTCTGTATTATATAAAATAGCAAACATCATAGCTATCCTTGATACATCATCACTCTCTTGAGGTCTTCCTACATATTGAGCTACTATACAATTTTTAGTTAAGCTACCTTTATGTACCCCTTTAAAAACATAAATAGCCCCTAAAGAAACTCCATTAGACATATCTTGTCTATAAGGGTCAAACCCTATTTTATAGAGACCCTTTGGTGCTGATTTTATAGGATACTCATATATTATAGGACACCCTTCTAAGTTATTATCTTTAGGTCTATAGTTCCATATAGGTTGTAATTTATTCTTTAAATCAGGTTTGGCTATTACTTTACCATCTTCAAAAAATAATTCTACAGGAGTTCCCATCTTTAAATGTAGGTTTCCTGACATAACTTTATTGAGCCTATTTCTAAGTTCTATAGTAGGAAAAACATTTATATTTGCTACACTAAAAGCATCAGCAGGACATAAAGGAAACTCTTGAATATGCTTCTGCAAAATTAAGCTATTTGTAGAATTATCCAAAAGTTTTTTTCTTCTTTGGTTTTCCCAAGCTGTAGCAGCTTCTACATCAGAGTTACCTTGTTCATCATAAAAGCCCTCAAGATTCCAACTAATAGGGTGAAAAAATCCACAAGTAGTATCCTCAGCATCTTTATCCCAGATATTTACAAAAGGCATAAATCCATAAGGTATAGGATTAAAGAACATATCAGCATAATCCTTAGTACCCCCTAAAAGGTCCCCTGAAGTACCAATCAAACATATTTGCCCTGTAATTTTACTACCTGCTGTAAGTGATGGAGCAATAGCATTAAAAGAATCTTTTAAATTATCAAAAGCACCAACCTCTTCAAGTAATATAAAGAAAGCATCCACACCACGCATGGCATCAGGATTATCCTTAAAAGTTCTTGTAGCATCAATTACAGATTTATAACCTTTCTCTACATTGACACCATTAACTTCTTCTATATAGCCAGCTTTTATAAAGTTCTTCTTATCTACTAATCTGTTCTTAGAGAATCCTGTATACTCATTAAAAAAGTTCAAATATTCCAATGTTTTATCCATTGTTTGGTCAATGAACTTTTTTTCATAAGCACCTATTAAGGAAAGCTTATTCCTTATAGTATTATATATATTTGCTATTATAAGAGATGTCTTATAAGAATAACCTCTACGACGAGCTTTACCTACAATAAAATGGTAACCTCCATTAAGATAATCTAAATGAGGCTTTACAAATAAGCCTAATCTATCCAGTATCCTTTGAGATATTTCATCTCTTTTCTTTTTTATCTTAGCATACTCTTCATTGTCAGGTTCTAATTTTTTGAGTCTCTTATTTAATTCATTCCATTCTTTCTTTTCAGCAGGTTTACTTGGAACTTGAGTCATTGAAGAACATATACCATTTCTTGCAATTTCTAAGGACCAGAAGAAATTATAATCACCATCCCAAAAATCAGGAAAACTAACCTCTTTTGTAGCTAATGTTTCTTCTTCATCTTCATCATCAAACTTCATTTTTAATATTTGAGCAAAGTTTAAATAACAATAATGATGCCCTGTAATTTTCTCCCCATGTACTTCATAACCTTCTATACATCTTCTGAGTTGCTCTTTCCAATATTCAAGCCACTCAGGAGTACCATAAGGAGCTTCTGTGTAATAACCTTTTTCAAGAAACCTTATAGCCTCTTGCCTAAACACAGAAGTATCTTTCCATTTACCATTATTATTTCTAATCTTACTCATCTAATTCAAAATGAATTGTTCTATTACCTACTATAGTTATAGGAAATTTTAAATCTACAACTTCTCTAATAAAATGTAATTTAACCCCTTCATCATAAAAGGATTTAAGTTTATCTTTATTCCCTTTTATTAGAAACTCATTATAATCAAAATATTCTTGTTTAAACTCTTTAAAATTATATATTTCTTTTGCTGTCTTTTTCATATTAATTCTCTAATGGATTAATAGTTTTATTACCTCTTGTCCTTGTTTGGTCAAACAATTCTTGGTCTACCTTTTCTTTCAAATTATTTAGAGATGTCATAATTTTCTCTACTTTCTCAATAGCAGAATATACATCAGCTGGTTTATATACAGGTATACCAGATTTAGTTCTTTCATTAAGGTCAATATTCAAAAGGTATTCTCTTGTCTTTATTAATGTCTCTAAAGACTGTTTATACATAACATAGTTAAAACTACCATCAGTTTGAAACTCTTCTATTCTATATAAAGCAAACTTAATATCATCATCAGGTTGCCAATTTGCTGGATATTTAAGCATTTCTTTTAATCTTTCAAATCTTTGCTTATCACTATATCCAGCATAAGGATTGGTCTTCCTTTTACTACTCATAAGTTCTATAAAAGTAAAATCTCTTATAGCATCTGATTTATCTTTACTTTTATCTCTTTCCCATATAGTTTTGAAAGGTTCAATTAATACTGTTTCAGGGTGTGGTCTAGCTATGTTATTCTCTAATATGAATAAATACGCCATTACTCCTCTAAATAAAATTTAACCTTACCTGATATTTTGTTTAAAAAACTTTCCTTAGCCATATTATAGTCTAATTCATCACTATAATAACTCCAATAAAATTTCTTAGTCTCTATGTCAATGAAATTAAATTCATAACCATTCACTGTAAGAGTTCTCTCAATAAGAACATGCTTTGTGTATTCTTTCTTTTCTTCTTTCTTATTATCAACAGATTTATTTTTATTTGAATCAAAATTGATAATACCATTTATACTTTCAGGTGAAAGTTTCATTGTACAAAGGTCTCTATTTAATTTTAAATAATCTTCCCAATCAAGCTTAATACCATTAACTACAATATGTGCCATAACTTAAAACTCTTTAATTAAACAATAACTTACTTCTTTCTGATTACCTATAAAATCCAATACCTTATAATAATCAGTGGTATTATTAGCTACCTGACAACCTGTAGACCAACCACCAATTAACCTTGTAATAATATTACCTGGCTGATAACTTGCTGTATGAAAATTAATACCAATAATACCTTCCCTTATCTTCCCAATCTCTTCAGCTTTCTCATTCTTGTTCCAATCTCTATAGTACTTTATAGGACTGAGTTGTTTTAAAGCTTTCATCTTACCCTTATGTAAGCCAGGTGTCCAAAGTTTATAATACCATTCATCTGTCTTAATTACAGCACAACCTTCTGGATTATAAGTATCATAATGCTTTAAACCTGTTAAACCTGCATTAGTAGTTCCTGATAAAACCATAACACACTTAACACCTCTGAATAGATAAAACTTATCATCAAACTCATTAAATTTATCTTCTTTACTCTGTATCCCTAATATCCAAAATTCATCAGGAATACCTCTAAAACTAGGTAACCTCTTTATCCTAGTCATCAACTGCTCATCTGTGTATTTTTTCATTACTTTAAAATTAATGCTTTAAATCTTAACTCCTCTTGTGTACCATCTTTATAATGTACATATACACTTTTATTTACATTATACCTATCATTATCTATGTGAAAAGGAAAAGTACCTGAAGAAAACTTTATACTTAAAGAACCATTCTGATACCCTAAAACCTTAGTACAACTACCACAACCTGATTCTACATAAGAAATATTATTACTAACATCCTCTATACTATAAAAGTGAAATACAATATTACTACCACTTTTTATAGTCCCTAAATCTAATTCACTTTCTTTAAATTTACTCATCTTTTCTTTTTTTAAATGTTCTAAATTTACCCTCTCTTAGCTGCCAAAAAATACCTGTATCTTTGTCATATATTAATTTTATATCACAAAACATCTTCCACTGAGACCTATTAAGCATTTTTGGATAACAAGGCTTATCACAGGCTTTATCTGCAAATTGTAATTCTGTAGTCTTGCAACCACATATTTTACAACTACCTTCATTATAGCACTGTTTATCCATACTTATAACCCTAAGTTCTATCTGTTCTATTAACCAATTAGGTAGTAACCATTTCAAATTAATACCATATAATTGTTTACTGTAATATAATCTATACCTTATATTACCTTGAATGTAAGACCATATATTTCTTAAAGTTGGTCTTGCTCTTTTTTGTGGTTCTCCAAAAACTCTTTGCATTTTTCTATATGTGTTAGATATTTTTTTATCACCTCTTTTGTGAAACTATCCTTATGAGTCTCTAAGTAATTTTCCATGTTTTTTGTTGCAATCTCTATTCTTCTTGCCTGTGGCTTCATGTAACAAAAACCCTGTAAATAAATCTTTTTAAAATCATAACCATCCAAACACTCTCTTACATAATCAAAAAGGCTATTTACCATCATCTCAAAATGAACAAAATCCAAACCTTCATACTTATCTTTTATAACCTTAAAATAACAATCTTTTACATAATCAAAAGTCTTAGTACTATAAGACCTTTCTCTATGTACACCATTAGTTCTTACCCTGTTCTTCATAATTCTCTATCTTAAAATTATAAACCATTTTATCATTATCACACAATAAGATAGGTACAATATCATAGCTACCCTTTGCATTCTTAATGATAAAACCCTTCTTTCTTAAAGAGGATAAATAATTAGTCAAACCACTAAAGCTTAAACCTAATTTATCCATTACAGCTTTTCTACCTGCTTTATCAAACTTATCATTCACATTATTCAAAAACATAAATTCTGATAAAACATTAATCTCACCCTCTGTTAGCCTTCTTGGTAACATAGGGTTTATTAACTCTAAGTGCCTCCTATAATACAAAGAATCACTCAAAACTACACTCTTACTTATTACCTTCATCAATACTTAACTTTAATGCCACAAAATTACAAAACTTTAGTCAATAAAAAAAATGTTTAGATATTTAATCTAAACATTTGAAAATTAACCATTTATATATATAACAAAAACAATCAGTATTCTATACAATATCTGCGAAAGTACTTTCAGCCTCTCGCGCGTAAATCAAACTTCATTTCATGAACTTTTCTTTTTACGCTCTGAAGAGCCCAAAAAAGTCCTCCCTAAGGGGCCTCTCGCGCTCCATTGACTTCTTAAAATCTCATATTAACTCAGTGTTAATCCTCATAATAAAAAGTGGCACGAAAAATCTCTTAGTGACTTACCATTTGATTTATGGTGAAGTGTGTTTGAAGCTCTTTATCTTTTCAGGCGGTTACAATCTAATCAAACATATTATTAAATAATACTCTTAGATATTTGCCCTTAGTGTAACAATACTAATTCCTTAGCATGCAAATTCATCTCTGTACACTTAACTACTAATTTCCCTCCCCGCTTTGGCTTGCTAAACCTGTTTAGTCCTGTAGCTCTCTCCGGTGACTTCTATGAGCCATTCCTTTGCACAACTAATCCAGTGCTAATTTAACAACTATGTACCATATCCTTTCCCAAGGGATTACCTGTTCTGCGGTGGTAGTACTGAAATTTATTGAACTTATCAGTTATATATTGCTTACTCGAAGCTTATCAAATTAAGGAACTTTCCCCTAACCTATATAACCTATCAAACTTTGTGACCTATGGCTCTCGTATCCAATATTTAATACCTTATATATAGTACTCAGCTACTTTCCTATCAGTACTTATAAAATATCTTCTTTAGGATTATATACCAACTAAAATGCATCTTGAACTCTTCAGTTTACTGCTGCATCTGAACTCACTTTTAGAACAGTAGTGATGGTCTGACAGGGGCAAAGATACAAAAAAATAATAACATGACAAAAAATATAAAAAAATTTTTCTGGAAATTTTTTGATTTTGTGAGAATGAATGAAAGTGTGGGAAATAATAGTACAAAAAATTTTTCCAGAAAATTTTTAGAATTTGAGAGTATTAATGCAGATGTGGGAGTATTCCCAAAACACCCCCCACTAATTTTTGAATAACAAACTCCCCCTCCCATAATTGGGGGAGTACTAAATTACTTACATCATGGAAACTAAAGTTTTCACTGCTTCTGTTGAAGCTCCATTTTTAGCTCAGGCTAAGTCTATCCAAGCTGAGCTTGGTCTTCTTGTTAAACTTCTTGAGCTTAGACCCAACATTGTTGAAAGGTCTAAGGTTGTATCTTCAGAAGATGAGTTTGGTGTGTTTATCACATTACCAAATCTCAAGTCTGATGTAACTCAAGATATAGGAGACCCTTTAATGTACATATTCACGGTATATGAAGATATGATGATATTTCGTGATTTACATTCCTCAGTACTTTCTGTATGCCAAGATGCTTGGTTATGCAACATCATTGAAGAAGCTCAACTATACATAAGAAATAGTAGAGAGTTCAGAAAGCCTTATTGTGAAGAAAACTTACTTGCAGCTTGGTAACTTATAGAAAGGACTTGACTCTCAAGTCCTTTTTTCTTTTCATTCTGAAAAGAGATTCATAAGAACCCACATTTATTTTTGAACATAAATACTTTATATCATGAAGACAGAAGAAATTCTAAATTCAATAAGAAGTCTTAATGACAAGGCTTTCTTTCTTATTAGACATTTTTATCAATTTGTAGATAATCTCACATATTATTCTACTGAAATTGAATTAGAAGATGACTCTTTTGATAATATCATAAGCTCTATGATAGACCTAAAAGAGTTTTTAGAGACTAATGAAGAAACAGGCTTGCAAACTGCTGCTTGCTATATTCATGATACATTAGTCTCTTTTGAAAGAGAATATTCCTCATTACCTACTAAACTCTATGAAGAGTTTAATAAGTTATTTGAGGAATCTAAAGAGCTGTACTCTAAATTAGAGATAATGCATACAGCTCTTACATTCTAAGATAATTAGCTACTCATCTTGAGTAGCTTTTTATTTTATACCATAATATATAAAGGTACAACAAATAAGTGTTAGCTAAATAAAAGGGTCTCTATTTCCTGAAAGAAGTGTCAGCTCAATAGCATTATTATTCTCTTTATCTATACCATATATATATATGGTATAAATTATTTTTTTAGCTTTCTTTCAGAAAGCTTTTTTATTGGGCTTTCAGCCATTTGTTTTATTCTAAAACCCTCAAACTACAAGAGAACCCACACTCTTTCTTGTATTTCCTCATTCTTCGGAAATACAAGGTAAATTACATAAGAACCCACACTCATTTCCGAGTAAGTATAAAATACAGAAATACCTCTGCTCAATTAAATCATTAACTAATCATACTAATACTTATCCTATGATTACTTTAGTACAAACTAAGAACAAACAAGGAGAAATCAACCCCCTTGTAAAAGAAGGTGTTGATAAAAATGGTAAACCATTTGTAGCTGTTGCTCTATTTGAAGAGTGTATAACTACTCAAAGGTCTAAATCAGGTACTAACTTTATCCAAACTCAAAAGAGAATGGCATGGGTACAAGCTGAGAATAAAAAATACTTAGCTGCTTCCCTGTTAGGAACTCTTGATGAATCCAAGTTAGTACCTGGTGCTAAAGTGAAATCAGGTAAACTAGTGAGACAACTCTCATTTGAACCTTTTAGAGAAAATCAAGAACCTGTAGTGAATCCCACTACTAGTGAAGTTGCCCTAAAAGATGGTAGAGAATACTACTCTATCTTTACTTGGGACTTTGATGACTCTATGCCTGATACATCTTGGGTTGGTGAATTACCACAAACTCAAGCCAATGTAAATGAGCCAGAAGTAATTGATGCTGAGCAATTTGCATAATGAGACTTAAAGTGTTACTTTAAGTAAAATGATGTAAGTAGTTGAGAATAACCCCATTACTCCAAATGTGGGTTATTCTCTTTTTGCTTAATTTCTTTTACTTAATAGCTTGATAACACTTTAGCTTTATTTTTCACTTGATTTCTTTTATTTTGCCAAGATAAGTATAGTATCTAAAAGGGTATAAATTATTAATGGCAAGATATCATTATTTTATGGCTAAAAAACATAAATACCATGAACTTTATAAATTTACAAACATTCAGAGATGATTGGGGTAATTACTGTGATTTTGATAAAAGTGATTATGAGAAACACTATAAGTGGACTTTAGAAGAGGGTTTATCTATAGTTAATATTTATCTAAACACAGATAGTATATCAGATGAGACTAAGAGTAAGATTCAAGAGAGTTATAATAATTTCGAAATCACCTTAAATAATTTTTCTAAATATGATTTAGAGGGATTAATTAATAATTTTAATACAGAATTATTAGTTAAGTAATTAGGGGTTCTTGAAATTGGTTATAGAGAGAACAGAAATGTATTTATTGGAGCTTACTATGACATAGTGGGTGAAACCTCTTTAGATTTAGAGTTAAGAAAGGAATATTCTTATATAAAAAATAAGTTTGAGCAAATGGAATATATAATAAGTAAGTTAATAGCTCTTATTGTTGATTTTCCTAAGTACTTATCTTTTTGTGAGGAGTATATAGCAAATAGTTTTTATTCTTTTAGTACTGAAGAAGAAATAGATTCAGCTATAAAAGAACTAAATACTAAGCTTGAAACCTTAAATAAAAGTAATCCAGAATACTTTTATATAAAAGCTAAAAGAGAAGCTCTATATGAGTATAAAATAGCATTCACTAAGTCTCACTGTGGGTTTTACTAAGGTTTTGGGAGTTCCTACAAAAACTCCTATTTAAATTTAGAACATAAACACAATGAATACAATAATATTGGCATTAGCAAGTATATTTAGTTTTTCTCAGCCAAAGACTGAAAAATTTTGGATAGAGGGTAAAGTATATGAATTACCTTATGATAATAAAGAAGCTGTATTAACCATTAATGGTGATTTTGACATTAAGTGTTGGTTAATAAAAGGGGAGTTATTATCAGATGATGGTAGTAACATTTTTATAGATACTTATGATAATTATTTTCACTTAGCTTGGACTGATTATGGTATTGCTGTAATACCTGTAAGTAGAAAATATGTTCAATAAAATAGTTTTGTCTATTCAAAAACCAGACTTAGTTATTAATTTTAAACATTAGAAGATATAAAAGAGGATATTACTTTGAAAAGTATAAGGAATATTGGTAGTCTGTAGTATTTATGTTTATAGTTTTAGGGAAAAGCTTCTATATCTGAGTACCTAAAACTTTTTTATTACAACACTACTTAAAGAATAAGGCTTTTAGTCAAGAATTTGTACTCGTAAGTTAAGAGAAGATAGTGTAAAATAAAATAGTTTAATATTATAAAACAACTTTAATTTTAACAATAGCATGTTATAAAATCCACAGGATGGTTACATTGAGTTTCTAATAAAAAGGTAATACTTATTCTATACTATTGTAGAACAGACACTGCAACAGGCAAATATCAGTACTAAAAGCCTTTTTTAATTAAAAAAAAATAAAAATATGATAAGATATTATTTACAATTAAGAAATGCTTTATTTTACCATAAAGAAAAGGATTTTGATAAATATCAAGAATGGTTAGGTAAAG